TTTGACGTACACCTTCTACCAGACAATTATCTGCTGATAATGCATTGGGAATACCATCACCTTTATCTCCTCTGATAGTATGTTCTATCAAGTATTTATAAGGGTCATCGCCGCGTACTATTTTTTGTTTCAATGGACTATACTGTTTAACCCATTTATGTTTATGTAATTGAGTAAAATCCTTATCACTTGACACAATCAAACTAGGTTCATTAAATGATCTAGCCAAAACAGCAATAACATCATCCCCTTCTGCATGTGCTACTCTAATTACTTTATATGGAAAGAAGGTATCTAATTCAACGATGATCCTACTTATTGTATCAAATAAAGCACTCCAGTCCATACCAGTTTCTGTTTTCTGTTTTTCTCTTGCTTTCTTTCTATGAGCCTTATAGAATGGAAAAACATCTTTTCTCCAACTAGAATGAAAATCCGTACAAATAACAATCTCACCATATTTAGTCTTATGTTTATTCCTATAAGAACGAATACTATTTAACACTAAATGTCGAATAAAGTCTTCACCAAATCTCTCTTCATCTGGTACTTTATGAGCCACCATAATAGAGCCAATAATTACATTACTAAAATCAATCAATATCATTTAATTACCCCTTCAATTTTTTACTAGACGGTTGTTTAGGTGCTTCTGGAATACCTCCTAATTCTCTAATACTAGTAATAGAGTCTAAACGAAAACTTCTCCATCCACCTTTTTCAACATCCCATACTGGAATTACATCTTCATTCATAGCACGTTCATTTGTATTTTTAACTTCCTCTGTAAGATTAACAGTAAATGATTTATGGAGTGAACATTTCATTACTCGCTCTTCACCATTTGTTTTCGTAAAAGTAACCTCCATTAATCCTGCTTGTAAAGTTTCAATAATTTGATCTCTAGTCATCATTTGTTTTCCTCCTCATTAAAAAATGTATCTTCCTTAATTCCCGAACCCTCATCTAAATGTTCTGGAAAAGGTTTTGAAATTTCTTCCTTATCAGCAAACTGTTCACCGAAAGTATTCTTTAAATAAATTGTACCATCAACAACACTATTTTTTACATCAGACATATCACCAACTAGTATGTCTACATTCTTTTTATTATGAATCAATAAAGAACATAACATTAATACTAGAATACCAATAATAATATTTTTAAACATTAGTATACTCCTAATAATATAGTTTGGGCATTAATTCTACCCGTCAATTGTTGCTCTGTAGTTTTCATATCATTCAACTGCTTTTTCAAAGATCCTTTAGTTAACTTATTTACTACATCTTGTGGTTTTCTAGCAGTCTTTTGTACTGATTCACTTTCATCAAAATGTTGTATAGTAGAACCCTTAACAGATAGTCCTCTATTTGAGTTAACTGCACGATATACACCCAACTTATTGTATTTCGTATTATACACCCACAACTCCTTAGCCCCGATAATCTTCTCCGAGTTAATACTTACTAATTTAAGATCCGAAAATTCTATTTGATACTTTAATGTCTTTACAAGTCTTGTTGCTGATAATGTTTTCTTTTTACGTGGTTTTCTTTGAGCAGTTGAGTTCTTTATAATACGATCTAAATCATCAATAATCACACCATATAAGTCCATCATTAACTTATGATATTTAGGTTTCAAGTGACTCCACGCCTCAATATAATATTCATCGTCATTATTATATACGTCAACTAGTTCATTAAAACAGTCAACATAAAAAGGCCTCAATTTTCGTGCATGTGCAGCTTTACAACCAATTTCTTGCATGTGTTTATAACAATCATATTTCATTTTATAATTACTATTTATGAAGTCATCCACCCGACCTTCAATCTCTCCAATAAAATCTTCTACCTTACCCTGTAATCGTTCTTGAATACTAATTACTGGTTTAGATGATTTTTTGTCCTCTTTTTTTACGACAGGTTTACCCAAATCGGGCATACTTGGATCAATTAGTGTACCATCAATAAGTTTAACTGCTCTTGTTACACCATCATAACATCTCATAATATCATATTGAACTTCACTCATCATTTATCTCCATTTTAATATGTAATACGAATTAACCCAACTATTGCAATTAAAAACCCTAATACATTAATTGACAAAATATTAACATTCTTTCTTTTTATAGACGAAACCATAATTAGACCTGAACCCATTAATTGAAATATAAAAATATATAATATTACGGTTTCATTTCCCATAATAGCTATATATAATGATAGACAAATAAAACATAATGAACCCAAAGCTTCAAATATAAAAGTAACAGGATCTCTTTTCAAATCATCTACTAACCAATTAATCATAAGACCTCAATTATTTGAAACCACCATTTGAAAGTCTGGTGTAGTAATAATCCATTCTGGATACTCTACTTTTGCCATTTCTTTATTATAGGCTTCTTCTGGTGTCAACTTATCATCTTCTTCATTTAAAGAATCTAACCAAGCATCATACTCCTCATGATTTAGATTTAATTCCTGATCATCACTATCAAAAAATTCATCCATATCATCGTCAAATTTCTTCCAAATACTCATATGTATTCTCCTTATTAATCATTTAATATACTACTATCCTACAGGACCTCAGTACAATAGTCAAGGAAAAACGGGAGCTATACGTCCTTTGTATACAATGACTTGGCCGATTGTCTGTAAGTACTTGTTTTTAAACGATTTATAAACCCTTTGTTTGCTTGAGGTTAAGTCCTATACACCTTTCCACTTGATTTCAAGTTCTTTTTTATAACAATTAAAGAAATGCTTCATATCACAAAACCAGTATTTTTTATATCTAAGTCCATTAATACAATCATTCGGGTTAGGGTTTCTTACACTTCTTCCAGTAAACCCTAACGGTAATGGAGTTACTTTTTCAGTTAAATGTCGTGGATTAAAAAGAACAAACTGACCTTTTCTAGTTATCTTAATAAACAATAACCACACATCTTCATCTGCTGTAATATCATGCTCTACCTGTTCTATCCACGAATCTAAAAGTGCTATAGTATTATTTCCTATTAACTGATGAAATGGAAAATCTGCATAGTTCTTACACTCAGCTAAAAAATATGGATAATCATTCGGTGGTATGATATCACCTCTTGATAATTTTATCTGCTCAGTTGAAAGCGTTTCTTTTCTAAATTGGTTAGAACCACCTATAAAAGCACCAGAACCTGGTACTCTGATAAAAGACTCATCATATAATTCAGAAAGAAATAAACAAACATCACGTTCCCAACTTTTACCTTTTGTTTTTGACTTACTACTCATTCATCCTCATCTTCATCAAATTCATCATTTTTAACATGTACTGGTGAACTACAAAAAATACAAAACTTTGGTGTTGGCATATCCTCCTCTACTTCCATACAAAAGTTGTGACCACAAGAGTCACAATAAAATCTTTGATCTGGAAATTCCTCTTCGTCTTCATACTCGTCCATATCTTCTCCTCTATTTAATGTCTACAAGATCCACAACCTCACATTTATCACCTGAACAAGCATAAGATTGTGAACCTGTTGTAGTATCTTCTAATTCAAGTTTAGATAATTCTGACCAATTAATTTTTTTAGGCATACTCTTCAACATCTCTTTATACTCTTCTTCAGTACAATCTTGATATGGTGCTTGGCGATAGTTATGATCTGCATATGGTAAAAAAGAAATACCAGAAATCATATCAAAGTTTTTATAAACCCATGCACCAACTTCAATCCATTCTTCATCTTTAACTGTGATAGTAACAGAAGGTTTATGCTCACACCAATGTTCTTGATACAACTTCCAGAAATTTAATTGCTCCAAAGCAGTTTTATCTTTTCGACAAATAGCCTTCTTATCACTTTTAAATGGAAATGAAAACACCCATGTATGTTCTGGTTTAGTTATATCCTCTTCATGAGGTATTTCTTTTTCAACCATAAATTGACAAATAGGGTCTTTCTTATCTCCTCGTACAGTTCTAATATAATATGGTGCGTGTCTTGCATGAATACCAGAAGATGCATCAACCAATTGTGATACTGTACCTGATGGTTTGACACAAGTAATAGCTGCAGAAGGATTAATTTCAAGTTGTTTTGCAATCTTCTTATTTGTTTCAATTGCAATAGTCTTCATACAATTTAGAAGAGCTGGAAGTTTATCTTTAGTTCCATTAGTATATGCATTATCCATAATACCAGTTAAAGATACACCAAGTAATGCTTCTTCTTCACAATTTGTTTTCCAATCTTTTGCCAAATAACGAAAATCAGTTAATGTTGCTTGCCATGTACCAAGTATAGTAGCAAGACGAACTTTCTCTTTAAGAGTAGTAGGAGTATCATCTGATCTAACTACAACCTCAGTTAAATTACAAAACTCTTTGTCTCTTAGTATAATCTCGGAACAAGGGTTAGTACCAAAACTATGATTAGGATCTCTACGATCACCAAGTTTCTCAACTTGTTTTTTCGCAGCCATTCTATTAAAGATTCCACGTTCCCCCGATTTAGATTCAATTAAGGACATCCATTCTTTTAAAAATATATTAACATCTGGCTTCTCTGTATACACAACAGAGTTATTAGACAAAGCTCGTTGAGTATTATCCATCCACCATTGACCAGACTTTGCTTTTCTCATTCGTTCATCTGTAAGATTTGAAAGAGAAATCAATGCTGATCTACGAACACCACCAACGACAACAATCTCTGCTATTTTACACATTATATCATGACACTCAATTGAATTTAGTTTTCTTCCATTTGAATGTTTAAATGTATTAATAGTAAAACGAAAAAGATTATCCAACGGTTCTGGACCAGAAGAACGTCCACCAAAAGTTTTTAGACGTTCACCAGCTTTACGGATCTTGGTCATGTCCCACTTTGGAATCTGTCCTGCATATAACATTGTAATTAATTCTTTATATGCCTTTGCCCATCCAATTTTAGAATCAGCTACATGAATAGTAGTATCAGTATCATGCATTTCATCTGGTACTTCTGGTAACTTCTCTACTTCTCTACGTTCAACGGAAAACCCTACACCTGTACCACACATTAGAATAAACAAACATTCATCAAATGCTCTTGGACGACTAACAGCTAAATAAGCACAGTTATATCCAGCAACATTGTCACGTTCAAGTGCTTCACCAGCAGTCATCAACGACCTCATTGACGGCATTATTTTCATCGCCAATGTAGCTTCTTCTAATGTTTTTCTATCTTTTTTTATATTTGGTTTTCCTTCAAGATGTTTCTCAAAAAAATCAAAGTACCTTTTTATAGTTTCTGCCCATGTCTCTCGTCTATTTTCAGCATCAATCCAACGTGCATATCTGCTTAAATGTATAAATTTCTGATAATCAGTCATCTCGTCCATTTCATATTCCTCTTCATTTGTGTAATACAACCATAAAAATAAATTAAAAATCCTAACAACTCAACAGGTAATATTTCCCA